AAGTTGTTCTTTATCTTCGATGATGAAATACATAACCTGTTATTAGTCACAATAATATACTATTGGCCTGATAGTAAAAAAACTATCTATAAAGTAGGCCTAGCAAATTTGGAGTACTCGCCTCCAATAAAGTCAACGATACCTAAGAATGTTCTATTAGCAGATTCAGTTAGACGCTGATTTGTATCAATGATGCCTGGTATAATATTATACTGTGATTGTCTTGTGCTCTTTAATGGGCCTGTTAACTTCCAAAGTATAGTTGTAGTTTGATAAATTGATATATCGTAGTCAGCAGTACCATTCACAATTGAGTTGTACTCGTCTTGAGATATTTCTGTAACAAAGCCGCGCTCATTTTCTTTTTTAGTAAAGTAGCGAATTAAATAACCTTTTCTATAATCTTGCTCTGTTGGTTGAGGATAGTAAGAGTTAGGTTGGCCTGGTATTCTTGCGCTTTCAGTAGTAGACGCAGCAACTCCTGTTCTGTTTGCCAGATCTCTTATTGATCTTGTAGATAAATTACTATTAGCTAATATAGGCGCAGATAAATAAGATTGAACTCTTTCTAAAGGTTCACTAGGTCCAATTTCAGGAGTAGATCCTGTAAACGCTCTACCATCATATGTTTCATAATACCTACCAGAATAAGGTTGGCCATTCAAAAGAAATTCTCCTCCTGTGGTATTCAAATTTGGTTGTATTGCAAATGATGGATAATACCTTAACATAGTTATATATTATAATATCTCTGTAATATATCTTTACTATATCCTATTCTAAACCCTGTTTCTACTGCTGCTAGAACTTGTTGATAGGTAGCATTTCCAGTAACTCCTTGGTATCTTTCATAACTAGCCATTGCAGCAATTGCCTCTTCTAAAGTAGTAGCCGCTTTAAGTCTGTTTCCTGCTGTTCTTTCTGATCCATTAAATTCTTCTATAATATAGTTAAGTTGTACTTCTAAAGTATCATTTGCTGATTTAGCTAATAGTTTTGTTTTTCTATCTCCTAACCACTGTGCTATTCCAAAAGCCCCTATACTATTAGTAATTTTTGGATTTAATTGTGACTCTTGAAGTAATGCTCCTATAATAGCAGAAATTTGAACTGGTTTAAATCCCTTTTGTTCAAAAAATGTTTTAGTTATTTTTATAGCACTTTCTCTTTCTTGAGGAGTTCTTTTAACAGCCGCTACATAACCAGGATCTGGCGCTGTTTTAAATATACCTTCTGTAGGTTGTAATGGAGTAAATTTAATAGTATCAAAATCTCTTGCATATTTTAGATACATCATAATAGATCTAAACTCTGTATTCCATTGATTACCTTCTATTACATTAGTTAAGCCTACTATAGCAAAGCCTACCTTATCAACATTTTGTTTATTTAATCCAACTTTATTTTGTAGTGTTCTAGTATTATATGTATATGGTAACAACCTATCAGAAACAGTAAAAGCTTGTCCCATAGTTAAACCGCTAATACCGTCTGTTATAATATTAATAGACAACGGAATTAGTGCTGATGCTCTAGTTGCATCATCTTCGTTTTTTACTACAGTTAAGTTTTCAATGTAATAGTTAGTTACTTGAGAAATGTTTCCTTCTTGTAAAGAAATTCCTACACTATAAAAGTCTTGTATTGTTTTATTAAATTGAGAAGCGGCACCTTTTAAAGCATCATTTTCTTTTGAAACGTTACTTCCTGTAGGTTTAGTTCTTAAAGAAACATATCTGTCTTTATAGTTTGTATTAATAAATCCAACCGAATCTCCATTTACAGAAAGAGTTGCTTTATTAGGTGTATCTGCATTAGCAGAAATTGCTATTAAACTACTTAACCTAGTACTAATATCTGTTTTAATTTCCAGTGTTTTTGCAACACTACGAATCCCGTCTAAAGGAAGATAGGTTGTATTATCAGGAGTTAATAGTACTTCATTAGCTAATGGCTTTATAACCTGATTATCTACTATTTGAAAAGTGTTACCTCTATCATTATAAGATAATCTTAGAGAGTTAAAATTACCTGTATATTTGTTAATGTCTATTATAATTTGTTCTAAGAAAGTTTTCAAATATACGCTATTAGTACTATCTTTTAAACTATAATCTCTGACCAATTCTATTACATAGTCTATATTTAATAAGATGTTCATTAATTTACCTCTATATGGATTCCCTCCACCTTCAGTTGGATCTGTTTTTAATTGAGGTATAAAATAAGATAAGGCATCATCTTTTCCAAATTGAAAAAGAGGTGTACTTTCTGTACTTCCTGAAGTTGGTAAAATAGCTACTTTCTTAGGGTCTTTTTCATTATTTAATATAGTAGGAGAAAATAAACTTTTATAATCTTCAAAGGTGCCTTCAAAAGGAATTAATACCTTGAAAGGATTTGTGCTTAAATGTTTTGGAGTAGTTAGTAAGAAGTTTAGGTTTGGATTAAAGTCTATATAAACTAAAGGCGTTTGTGTTGAACTTTCATTTTTAGAAACATACATACCACAATTATGATTCAAGATCATAAGTAGAAGACCTAATGGAATATAAACTGGGTGGTTTGCGTATGTACCTTTTACTATCTCTTGGTTAATTTTGTAAGGTACAACATATGCTTTTAATAAATCTTGAAAATCTACTTCCTTTCCTTTAAGGTCTTGCACAGAAACATTTCCAGCTAATAATTCTGTAGCAAAACCATATTTACTATATATTTTTAATCTATCAATAACACTAGTGGTTGTTTTATTATCTGTAAGAAGATTATCATCTACTCCAATTCCTGTAACTAGATTTCCTATAAAACCACTAAATATACCATCTGAAAATATTTGTTGATAAAAAGGTTTTCCTCCTACGTTATCTTTAGTATCGTATATATTTAAAGTGTATATTTTGTTTATTCCGGCTTGTAATTTTTTATCCGCTCCTGCTTTATTTAGAGCGTGAACTTGTATAGTTCTAAGTGTTAATTCTAAAGACGATTGAGAAGAAAGAGCCTGTGATATTTGTGTAGATAAAGCCTCTTGATCTTTTCTTTGTTGTTCTGCTAAAGCTGCCGCAGTGTCTATACGGTTTTGCTCTTCTAATCTTTTTATGGTTTCATCATATAGATTTAATAAAGGAAGATTAGCCGGAGCTTTTATAGTAGTAAAAAGAGATGAATCACTAAAAGTAAAATCTACTTTTATAGTGGCACTAACTGTTGCCTTTTGATCTACATAAGTAGATTGACCTGCTGCTCTACTAGAAAAAGTAGCTTCTTTTACATATGGATAATCTACACTTAAAGTAAAGAATCCTGAACCATTTAAACCAGTAAGTTTAAAATTAACTTTGCTGTCTCCTTGCTTTATGCTATTAATTATTTCACTAACTAAATTATCTGATATAGTTTCGTTTATAATTTTAGTATCTAATATAGATGGATCTATAGGTGTATTTGAACCTACTTTTTGTATTTTTATGTTTTTAAGTTGATTTTCAACATCAATTCTTAATACATACTTATTAAAGTTTCCTGTATTGTCTTTACTTTCTCCACTATAATTTATAACATAATTATACCCTGTAGTAACTACGCCGCCGCCTCCTGTGCCTATTTGATTTACCTTTCTTAGATCTTTTAAATAAATAGGAGTATACGATCCTAGAAGCTTTTCTAAAACGCTTCCATTTAATTTAATATTTTGATAATTAGGTAAGTTGTTTTCTTGAACAATGATGTTTAATTTACCTAAAGCATACGTATTTCCGCCTTCTTGAGTATTACTAAAGAAATAATCAAAATTATAAAAATCAAGAGGTTTAAGACTATCAATATTAGGATTGATTAAATTTAACTTTATCTGAGAAGGTATCTTGATATAGGATAGGTTATTGCTTTTTGCGTCTCTTCTAAATTCTTTAATAGCATCTGTGCTATAATACTCAGTTCCTCTAAAACTAATAGTACTAAATACGTCTTTACTTAACTTTGTAAAAAATGAAGGAGTAGAAACTCTTCTAGGATCTGGAGGTATAAATGTTTTAAGGCGTCTATTTTTTACTATTACTTGTAGTAAATCATTATCATATACTGTTGATGTAGGTATAGGAGCTGTGGCAGCTGTTTCTGTTCTTGCTCCTGCTATTTCTAATAGTGTGTTACTTAATAATATTAGTTCGTCTTTAAGTATACCAGGAAGTACTCCTTGATTGTTGATTTTAAGTGAGTCTCCTAATACTCCTAATGCCATAAGTCTAAGAGTACAATCATATCCTCCTTCTTGGTTATATACAAAATTAAAATTTGTAACCATTCCAAGCATAGCATCATAATTGCCTTCTGACTCTCTTACATTTTTAGATATTTGAACCGCTATTTCTTCTTTAGTTAAATTCTTTTTGAAAGGATCTATTGAATATGCTTCTGATGATTCTATTTTTGATGTGGCATGCTTGTAAAAAAATGTATGACCCCATTCTAATAGCATAGTAAAACCAAGCTTGAAGTATAGAGCGTCTATAATGTCTAATTGTGATTTATCCCAGCACTTAAAGTTAATTACGGCGGCTCTAAGTGAACCTAGCTTACCCTGAGTTTCTATTGTTGCAGATGTAATACCTGGCATTGGTCTATAACCAAATTGTTGTATTTCATTGTCTCCTAGTATACCATAAGCACCATCTTTACCAATCCCGGATCTCTGTTGATATGAATTTTCTTTTAAATATTTTGATGTACCTCCAAATAAAATAAATTGTTTAGCAAGATCTTGAGGATTCTGTAAACTACTACCTACTCTATTTTCTTTCTGAAAGTATCTTAAATCGGATTCTTGTATGTCTATAGAAGAAATAAGTCTTACCCAAGCAGTTTTATTAGCTAAAAACAAAAGGTTCTCATCATCTCTAGAAGTTTGAGCACCTCTATCAGCTCTAGTATCTAATTGATTAATAATCCACTGAGGAATCTTTGTTCCTTGTATGTTTGATATTTTATTACTATCAAGAGCCATAACTATCTAGTAGCATTTACTAATTTATATGTGTTGATTGCACCAATTACATCTATTGGTATACGAAGTTGTGTACCTGGTTCTACTACGAGTGAGTCTCCTGGTAGTGAATTTGCAGAAGCAATCACCCACCACAAAGTAGAATCACCATAAAAGTCAAAAGCCAATAGGTCTAATCTATCACCTAATACTGTAATAACGTAATTATCGTCATTAGTAGGCGGTATTTCAGGATAAATATTATTTACATAGTATTGACTACCTGTTGCTGATGATTTTATAATTTCAATATTTTGATACCTGTAGATCATCTTCTATTTATTTGTGTAGGTATATTAGAAATTGGTAAGTTACTGTTAGGTGTTACATTTACATTACCAACCGGTATACGAGGTAGCGGTGGTAGTTCAAAAGGATTTGCTCTTCTAGTTGTACTTGAAACTTCTAAAGGAATTAAGTTTGGTTTAATAAAAGTATTTGTATCTTCAGGACTTGATTTTGGTACGTTAGCTATTAAAGGAGATATATTGCTAGTAATAGTCTGTGTATCTGTAGCTGTGATAGTTTGTTCGTTAACTGTAGTAGATATAGAAGACATCATGTTAGGCCTTTTAGGAAGCACATCAAGAATTGGTCTAAATGTAACAGCTACATCTACTACTTGAGGAAGCTGTGCTAGGTCTTTATTTCCATCTAAATTAATTTCCCAAGGCGTGTTATTGTCAACAGTTAAATTAATAGACTCAATAAAACCAGGGACGCGGTATAAATAATCACCGATAGTTACACGAACTACAGGAGCTCTCATTATACCTTGATTAGGACTGTAGTCTGGGTAAACTTGACCTAATAATAGGTTTAATTTATTGTATAGAGGTCTAAGCTCTTCTTTAGATTGAGCTGCAACTCTAAAAGAAAAGCCTACTGTTCTAGTAAAACCTTGATAGGTAAAGAAGTTCTCACCTCTACCTATATATTTAAATGAGTTTAATTCTGCATTATTTGTATCAGTAATACCAGCGGTTAAAAACGCTCTAAAGAAAATTGCTGTTGATACAGTAGGATTGTCATTTGATATAGCTTCAAAAACAAACTTGATTAAGTCTTGAGTTTCTGCCTTATTTATTTCCCAAGGTGCAATATTATTTTGGAATAAAAAAGGATAAGTTAAATTAAGTCTATCTTTTTTATTAATGAAGAATTTATAGTCAGTTGAAACTTCATAATTCCAAGCTTGACTTTGTTGAAATTTATCTTGTACTTGAGCTCTAAAATCTTGTAACTCTGGGACAGGGTTTCCAAAGTTACTTTTTTGAAGCATTAGATTATCATAATTCATAACGCTTCTAGAAGTTAATTTAGTAGTATCAACTACTCTTGGAATAGTTGTAGATCCTATACCGTAAACAGAGTTAGGTCCTCCTAGATATTGATATATCATGTTTCTGTTAAGTGATATACCTAGCGTGTTTACTAGATTAATATCTGGAATATTTGCTGGATTTGCAAATGGGTCTCCTGTGGTCATTTTAAGCACCATCAAATTTATAAGCCTATTAGACGCTTTCTGGTTGTTAACGTTTTGTGCATTAACTATAGAATAGTAGAACTTTTCAAATGGATTAAAAGGCACCAAACCTGCTCTATTAGCGTGAAAACCTGTTCCAGAAACTCCTACTTGAGCTAAAGTATTTGCACCTAAGTTATATACTCGAGTGTTCTCTAATAAGCCAGGATAAGGAAGCCCTTGAGGTATACCAAATAAAGTGTTACCAGTCTCAATCTTAGGGTTAGATAATTGTAGACCTACTTGCTTTTGAATAAAAGCTGTACCTCTAGGCTTGTCTTCAAAGAACTTCTTGATTCTTGATTTGTCAATCTTACTAGATACTGTAAATGATTGTGTGCCTAAGTTAAACTCTAATTGACCTCCTCTAATAGGGAAGTCCAAACCTCCAGTTGAACCTGGTCTATATATAGGTTGAACTGTGCCAGTTGCATTAGGTGTGTCTGGCATTATAGTCTGAATATAAGGTAGTCCTGACGAACCATATCCTGGTCTATCATTACCGAACCTTAAGTTCTTCAGATTAGTTTGTAGATCAATTAAAGGCATCTAAGTTTTATTTTCCCATTTGACCAAAGTGAGTTTCAAAATACTCTTGCGTTACAACCTTTTCTACAGACTTACCAGTTATAGGATCAACAGATACCATTACATATACTTTAGGTTGAGATGGCTTTGCCATACTCGTAGCATCAGCTGTATTAATATTAGTAGATCCACCAACATCTTTTCTAGCAGATCCAGGTTCAACACTATTTGGAACAGATCCTGCTAAATTTAAAGCTCTGATTCCTGCGCCTCCTCTTTCTACTAGATCAATCAAACTCTGATCTATATCAACACCTGGTAGATAGTTTAAAAACTTCATAACTCCACCAGCAATAGAACCAAATATATCAAACATAGTAGCAAATGCTCCTTGTATACTAGTAACTATAGATTTTATGTTGGCAGGTTTACTCAAATAATCAATAGCTCTTTCAACTAATGGTATTAATGGTGAGTTTGCAATAAAATTAGATATGCCTTCTTTTATCTTGTCCATAAAGCCTGCTATCTTTTCTTGAGCAGACGCATTAACAAGAGATTGATATGCTTCTTCTCCTATAGCTGCTGATAATGCTTTTTGATTCTTATACCTTTCTAAACCTAGTTTCAATTGTTCACGTGCACTATCACCTTGTTTTGCTCCTAACTTGCTAAGCATTTCTTGTTGCTTCAACATTTCACCCATTTGATCACGACTCATGCCAAATGCAGAAGCTAGAGACTCAGCTTGTATACGATTTAACTTTAAGAAGTCATTTGCAGATCCTACTTGATTAGTTATCTCTGAAGCAGCTGTTGCAAGATCGTTGTTTAAGAAAGCTTCACGAGCTTTAGTTAAGTTAATCTCTTTACCAGTTAATAGCTGCGCTTCAAACTCTTTTGATATAGAAGACTCAAAGTCTAAGAATGAATCAGCTAAAGAGTCTAACTGCTTTAACTCCATGCCCATTGCTTTAACAGTAACTAGCGACTTACTTAATTGAGCAGGGTATTTTGCAAAAGATAGTCCTAAATAGCCACCTAAGTTAGACGCTTCTTTAAGTATCTTTTGATAGTTAAAGCTGATTCCTGTTGCACTCTTTAAACCTGTTACTTGTGCTAGTACAGACTTAGTTATACTTTCTGAAGACTTACCTGTTATCACACTCGACTTAGCAATCTCTGCTCTTGTTTGTGCATCTAGGCCTGCTAACTCTTTTAGCTTAACGTTCGTCTCAAGAATTTGATCAGATAAAATGTTATTGATCTCTAATTCATCAGTCAACTCTTTTTGTGACTCAACAAGTCTTTCTATAGTAACTAACGCACTATTAGAATTCAGTGATATTCTTTGGAAGTTATTAACTACTCCTTGTGCTTCTTGTTTAGACAAACCAACAGCACGGCCAAATTTAGTAGTTCTATCTTGAGCTTCTAAACCTAACTCAACAATCTTCATGAAGCCTTTAACTAAACCTCCAACTGCTGTACCAATTAATGGAAGTGCAGTTAGTGGATCTGTAAATGCTTCTTTTAAACCAGCGGCTCCAGCTTTTCCTAGTATACTTAACTTGTCTAAGAAAGTTATTTTCTTTCCTTCAGATTGTAACTGTCTTGCTTTATTTACCATCTGAGAATAGAACTCTGTTCCTATTCCTAATTTATCAGAGAATAATTTAAACGCAGCACCACTAACACCGATCTGTTTATTCAACTGCTTCTCTAGAGCTAACTCTTTTTCTCCTTCTTCAGTTTGTCTTTTAGCTATCTCTAGCTGTTTTTCTTGGGTATATAATGTAATAGCTTCAAGATCTCCTTGAGTTTTTAGTATACCCATCATAGCTTTCTCTACATCAAAAGATCTACCTTGTGCGGCCAATCTTGTTTTCTGTGCTTCAGCTGTTCTTCTAGCTCTATCTAAACTATCTTTAGCAGTTTGAGAAACTTCTTTTTCTAGATCAGACAGTTTCTTTCCTTCTAAAAACTCTTTTTGTCTTAATCTAAGGAGCTCTTGATTAACTTGTTTTACATTGATGCTATCTTTATTTAGAGAATTAAGTCTAGCCTCAATCTTAGAGTATGCCGTATCCATCCTCTTAAGATCAGCTATAGCATTCTTCAATAGATTGTTATAATCTCCTTGATCATCTAATAGCTGCCTTAAAGTCTGCCTCAACGCTTGAGGATCTTGTCCTGGCGGTGTGTTCTGAGGTCCTGTTGGTGGAATAGGTGGTGGCATTTACATTATACTGCTTACGAATAAATATTTACCTTTTGGTTTTTACCTTAGATACAAAAGTAGGCTCTTCAGGCTTTTTGACAAAGTCTGGTAGTTTGATTTTAGACATGTCTGTCTTCTCGGTAACTTTTTGTTGGCCTTCATTACGCATCTCTTCAACCTTTTCAAGATACTCATTAATCTTCTTGAGGTTGAACCTACGTTTTGGCACGTCCATATTCCATACTTCGGAATAAGTAAAACCACCTCCACCATGATAGGTGAGTTCAAAGCATTCGGTCATGAATGCGGACCTATAGTCCGCTCCCGGGAAAAAAGAACTCTGCACCCATCGGAAGGGTTGTTTTAATTTCAGTCGAGTCTTTCAAAGTAAATGACACTGTAGTATCAATGTCTGGGGTTATATCTGCAATATACTTTCTGAGTGCAATAGAATCTCTAGACAAAAGGTATCCTTGATCAATAAAATCACGAACTGACTTTACAGAGTAGTCACCATTAACAGATGTGATCTGGAACTTAAGTCTGGTAGACAACATACCAGCGTCTTGACCTACGATTTTCTTCATACCTTTGATCTCTTCATCAATCTTCTTGTCGTCAGCTACGGTCAATATCTTGAACGTCACTTCGTTCTTAGAATAAGGTAGAGTGAAACTAAAGTCATTTTTATTACCAAACTTAGACCAATCTAGTTCTCTATACTTTAGAGTCTGTAGATCAACCTCTACTTTCTCTTCTTCATCAGTATTAGGATTAGTATACTTAAAAGTGTAGTCTTTACCGTAGGCTAGGATTCTAGCGGCTATCAATAAGCCATTTCTGTCACCTAAGGTTAGGTCTTCGTAGTTGATAGGTGTTTTGATTAGGCTCTTGAGCATCTTCTCAATGGCGAGGCCCTGGCGAAGCAGGTTGACATTCGTGAGGATGTCTTCCTCTTTCGCTGTCATATACTTCATTTCAACTTGGCCTGATGATAGTGGATTCTCTTTTGGGTAGATAAGACCTTTACTTGGAAGGTCGATCATTTCTGTAGGTACCGTAAACTTTTGTTCACTCATAAACTATTGTCTTTTATATATAAATATACTAATATCAAATTTACCAAAATAAAAAAAGCCCCTAGTAAGGGGCCTTTCTTTTTGGAGGTATAAGTAGCGTATTAGTAGTTTAACACGCAATAGTCCATTCCTATAGACATAGTCAATTCAGTTGGATCTGATGTTGACCAGTCGTAGTTACCAAAAGTAGCTTCTTTAATGAAAGCACCTTTGATGATCCACTCACTTACGATATCACCAACTGGTCCTAGGATAGATAGGTTAAGATCTTTCTTGTAAAAGTCAGAGTAACCATCACGACCAGTTACAGATTCATGGTGTAGACGTACCCACTCAATCACAGCTTGTTGGCCAGATGGAGAGATTGGGTTATAAAGAGACAAAGTCATATCACGCCATTCTGCTTTACCTTTGATCTTACGGTAAACGTTGATGTGATCTAGTTTGATCTCATTTAGAGTAACACCAGGAGCGTCTGCCTTCTTGATCATGTAAGATGGAATACCATCAATGTACATGATAAAGCGGTTTGATACTGTAGGTTCAAACGCTGTGAACATTATTTCATTTGGATCCAATACTGGCATTGTATATGCGATTTAGTTTCTTACTATAAATATTCAATAACAAAATTATTTACTTTTTTGCTTTTAGTATCTTGTTTTTATACATCTTCATCAAATCTGTTTCTCCTGTACCATATACCAAATGGAATAAAAGGTGAATAACTAATCCAGCATATATATTAGCGTTACTTTTTAAATCTGCAAAAACACTTGGAAATAAAGCAGCCATTTCATCTCCGCGGTCTTCACCATTTTTATCTATATATGGGTATTTTTTTTCGTCGAGTGCAGGATTTGTTTTGTCCTCACCTTCTTTTATTGTTTCTTCACCGTCTGCTCCTTCCATTTTCTTGATTTTCATCTCGAGCATGTCTTTAGCCTTCTTCAAATCTTCCATTGATCTGTCTTTCTTTTCAGCAATACCTGTAGTTTGGCTAGCTTTGAAAGCTGCGCCTTTGCTCTTTAGACAGTTAACGATAAGGTTGTCTCTATCAACTTTAGGATTAGACTTCTTTTGAGAGTTAGCATCTTCAATACAAGCTTTAACCACATCTTTTGGTGCATCAACCACTGCTGGGTTGTAGAAGATCTTATCAGAAGCAGCACGAAGCATATCCATTACACCTTCTTCAACTTGCTCAGTTTCTTGAACTTGCTCTACTTCTTCCATCTTCGTCATACCGTCTTTTGGAGCCTTCATCTTCTTTTCTTTAACTATCTCCATACCAGCACCAAGATTGTGCTTACCTTTCTTGGCTTCAGATAGGGTTAACTGCTCTTTTACACTCTCGTATAAATGAGCTGGTACTTTGATTCTTAATATAGTATTATCGTTCATCTGTGGTTTGTTTTATATTATTGACCAAATGTTGCACCAGTCGGAAGAATGTTGAAGTCAAGTTGAATGAATTCAGCAGTCTTAGTTGGCTGTAGATAAATTGTACCCACTAATTGGTTACGATCTACTACATCTGGAGTGTTATTAGATTCGTCCATTACAACTTGGAAGGCATATAGACCTTGACGTTGTTGTACAGACTCAAGATAAGGATTAACTTGGCTTAAGAACTTGTTACGAGTTACTTGAGTGTTTGGCTCGAACACGATCTGCTCACCTAATTGACCGATATACGATTTAAGAGCAATCAATAGACGTCTTACATTTACACGATCAAGTGCAGACGGCTTCTGTTGAAGAGTCTTTTGACCATAGATAACTGTACCAACACCTGGGAAGGTAGCGATTGGGTTAACCTTTCCTTGATAAAGAAGGTTACGATCATTTACACCGATCTTTCTTTCTGGCTGAAGCACTGTAGAAAGTGAACCACGGTTAAGACCTGCTGGAGCAAACCATTCTGCAGATACT